AATCCTCATAAAATGAAGTTAACAACTACGCAAGGGGCACAGGCGAGGCTTATTCAAGTTCCCGTAGAATTTGGTAAAACCTACACGCTTTCATTTAAGACTAGTACAGGGCTTTACCGTATCTACAAAAGTGCTTTAAGAAATCACGATGATTATAAATGGTTGAATAAAGTAAATGAAAAAACAGGAATTACATTTACTGTTGATGCGTCCTATGGTGGATATATAACACTTCGCTTTACTGCTGGTAGTGCTGGTTATTACTACTTTGAAAACTTCCAGTTAGAAGAAGGTTCTGTAGCTACTGACTTTACACCTTATGAGGAAGTGAATAAGAAATCTTCCTTAGTTCCTCAAAAGAACAAAGTAATTCCCTTCACTAATGCAAAATGGCAATTACACACCAATGCAAAAGTTATTAATGAAACTACTTTAGAATTAAATGCTACTGCTGCTAATCAGTTTTCAATGGTTGATCTTTACTTAAAACCTAATACAAACTATGTAATTAGCATGGGACAGTGTGACGGTGTTTATAAAATAAATGACGATAAGGCAATGGCTATTTCAGCAACTTACAATCAAAAAGGAACAGTTACTTTTAGTACAGGAAATGCTAAGAAAGTTACACTATTCTTCTATTCAACAGGTGCCGGTAAGTATATCTTTAAGAAACCTATGATTGAAGAAGGTACAACTAAAACTGGTTATGAGGAATATAAGGAAGGAAGTAAGAAGGCTTCATTAGTTCCTAAGAAGAACTTAATTTCTAAGCTTTCTGACAAGTGGTTTAAGAATGGAAGTAGTCAAGAACTGACATACTTAGATGATTACAAAGTAGAAATTAACCCTACAGGAACTTACAGGTATGTTGCCCTTAAAGATGTTCCTGTTGTTTCAGGTAAAACTTACGTGGTTAGTGGGAATATTACAGGTTCTTCTAGTACCTCAGTTATAAGGGTGTTTAAAACTAATGACCTTTCCTCAGGAAACATTGTAGCTAGAAATGGTCAGACATTTACAGTAGATGCTAGTTATGGTGGGGTGGTATCGGTAGTTCTAAGTAATGGTGAACAGCTTGTTAAAACCGTTATTGACAGCTTCCAGCTTGAAGAAGGTAGCACTAGTACTGACTTTGAACCTTATAAGTTAGCAACTAAGAAACCTAAGTCACCTGTAGTTAAGGCACCTTACCGTAACTATCCTTTCTCATTCAAACGTGAAACGGTAGAAGTGTTTAACGGTGTTCAGTACGGATATAATAACCCACGAATTAAGAACGGTGGATTACTTCTCGAAGAATACACTTTCAACTTACTTAGTGGAAAAACTTTTCTACCTAACAACCCGACAACGATTGTAGATAAAGGAGATTATTATTTAGTAACTGCTGGTTCTACTAGTAACTTTCAAGGTGCTTACCTGACAAACATAACAGTAAAGGCAGTAACTACTTACACTTTATCCGCAAAAGTTGAAGAAATAGGTTCGGCAAAAGGTAAGTTAGACTTTGTTATTGAACAAACGGGAGGAACCACTATTAGAAAGAAACCTGTTAAGTTCGGTGACAGATATTATATCACTTTTACAACGGGTTCAGGTGTTACAAGAATTTCAACATGCTTCTACTTGGGTGGCGGTGTTATTGGTGATGCCTTCACATTAGGTAAAGATGTTCAGTTAGAAGAAAGAGGCTACCCAACTACACCAGCAAACAGTGTACGTAAAGCAGATGATTTACAGATTCCTGTTTCATTCGATAAGCTAGGCGGTAGCATTGAAATTGAGTTTGACTATCATTACAGTGAAGGTGCTACTCAGTATCTTTTTGATACTAATGCTGAGGAACGTTGGTTGATCTACAAGGAAACATACAATTCTTGGATTATTTACACTAACGGGGCAAGTAGAGGCTACCTTTCTAAAAACCCTGTAGAGGGCAGAAACAAGCTTAAACTTTCTTGGACTGCTACCGACTTTGAAGTAATTCTTAATGGTGAAAAAGTTGCAGGAAAGGCACACGTTCTTGAAGGCAGACAAAATAGAATTTTCTTAGGTCAACGCTACACAGTAGGAAGTCATTTAGACGATGTTATCTATTCAGTAGTTATCAAAGACCATAACGGAAATATTCAATTCCAATTCTAAGGCACTCTTTTTAGAGTGTCTTTTTTAATTAAAAGGAGAGACATAAAATGGCAAAAGTTGAAATGCATGTACCTAACAAATCTTATGACGGTATTTATGGTGGCGTTCGTTTTCATAAAGGTGTGGGCGTATTTGAAGATGTAGATACTGCTAAAGATTTAGCTAAACGATACGGTTATGAAATCGTAGAACTTGAAGCTGAAAAGGTAGAAGAAGTTAAGGAGGAAGTTAAAGAGGCTGCTAAACCAGCACCTAAGAAACGTTCTCGTAAAAAAGCAGAACCTAAGGCTGGTGAATAATAGATGGATTTACTAACTGTTCAAACTTATATTGAGGAAAATGTTTTCTATAGTGAGAAGTGGAATGAGTTAGATGATAAAACTAAACAGGTTGTAATCAATAATTCTGAGGGGCTTTTATTAAGAGAGTTACCTCACCACTTTAATGATAATAACCCTATTCCAGTAGATGTTATGGCTGATGAATGTTTATTTCTTTTAGAGATTGACGATTCACATAGACGTGCTTCTATGGGAGTTAGTTACTTTATGGCAAGTGGGCTGTACGTTTCTTTTGATAAGAACGCTGACAACTTCACTATTGCACCTACTATTCTTAGACGCTACCCGCGTAGACGTGTTGGACAGTACGCTTTAAATCGCTGTGACACTAACCGTACTACTAAGGCACTTCCTAAAACTGACACAGGGAAGGTATGGTATGAATGATTCCATTAAATCAGAAAGTCAAGGTTATTTTTGCAAATTCTTCTAATGATGAGTGGGGAATACCTGTAAAAAGCCCTGATTTCTCAATCTATAAAGTAAGGCTGGATTTCAACAGTGATGCAAAGATTATTGAAGGTACAGACGGAAAGAATATAATCTTTTCGGCTACTATCTTCTTTAAAGGTTCTGTACCTCTTACTTATGAGGATTTCATAGAATACGATAACGGCATTGATGGATTAACTACTGATAACCCTAGAGTTATCTTTCCAATTACTGACCTTTCAGGCAAGGTAACTTACACTAAGGTGCTTGTATAAAATGACAGTTACTATACGTGGGTTGCAGCAAGGAGAGGCAGCTATTCTTAATGCCGTGAAGAAAGCCTCTAAACAAGTAATGATTGACAACATGACAGACCTTGAAAGGGTAGCAAGTGAAACAGCACCCTTAGACGAAGGCGATTTAGAAATGGGCGGTTCTCATAGTGTTGTTGTTAGTGGCGATAAGTTTATAGGACAAGTAAGATTTCAGGCTTGGAATAATAACCCTAACCGATCTTATGACTTTAACTACGCTATTAAGATGCATGAGGACAACTACAATCTAGGTAAGAAATCGCAGCAAAAAGCTGGCGGTTCAGGTAATAGTGGTAAAAGCTACCCTGTTGGTAGAAAGTACTTAACTAGACCGTTACAAGGTGAAGCCCCTTATTACAGAAAGCAAATTAAGCAAGCTGTAAAAGATGCATTGAAAGACGCTTAGGAGGTGTTTATATGGTTTCTATTATCGATGTAATACGGTTCTTAAGAAATGAATTTCCTGACCTTAGTATTTATCCTATTGAAATTCCATTGAACGCACCTGTTAATGCTAGTGTCGTTTCACTGGAAAGCCCTTCTGAGGCAACGGCTGGTATGTTTCCTATGATAGTTCAAATAAGAGTAAGGGACGAACACCCTTCTTTAAGTGAAGCTACTAGCTATCAATTTAAGAATCTATTAGAGAATAAAACTAATTTTAATATAGGTGACGTACAGATAGTGCTTGTTAAATCACAGAATCCCGTACCTTTGTACATGGGAAAAGATGAGAAAGAACGTTATCTGTACAGTAATAATTTCAGATTTATAGTCAATGAAGGAGGAAATAAATAATGGCAACTGGTCAAAAGATCGCTGGTGTTGACGTGATTGTTAGTGTCGGTTCACCTGCTGTAGTAATTGGTGGACAAAGTTCGGCAAGTATCAAACGTTCAATGGATGTAATTGAAACAACTGACAAAACTTCCAATGGTTGGGTAACTAAAATTGGCGGTATTAAAGAATGGTCTATCGAAATGGATTCATTTATGGTAGTGGGCGATGCTGGTTATAAAGCATTATCAGACGCTTTCAAAAATCGTTCAGAACTAGATGTAGAAACTGAAATTGGTGGTACTACTTATAGTGGTAAAGCACTTATTTCTGATTTTCCATTAGATGCACCACAAGATGACGCTGTAACCTTCTCAGTTACACTAGAGGGCACAGGAGAACTATTAGAAACACCCAGTTTATGATGAGATTCTTACCGTACCTCAACTTACATTAAGTGAAGGCAAGTATTACTCACCTACCTTAGATGTACGAGGATATGAAGGGGTTTCATTTAGGTTCAATGATGCCAATGAAGATTCTGCTGTTACTATACAGGAGAGTTCAGACGGTCTATCTTGGGCTGACGTAAGCACCTATATTATACCAACTAATAAACTTGTTTATATTAGCTACACGGTTAACGGTGGTTATGTAAGAGTAATTGCTAATAACAATATGGAAGTAGCTTTAATACTACAAGCTTAGGAGGTTAATTGATGGCAGACTTATACAAGAACTATAAAGAACTAACACAAGCTAATAAATATGGAGTGGACTATCACCTTTTATATGGTGTACGTCCTTCCAAAATAGCTTATGTAACACCTCACGGTGGAGGCATAGAAAGTGGGGCAACTGAATTGTGCCTTTTCTCTGCTGGTACTGAACATTCTTATTATTGTTTCGAGGGTTGGAAGTCTAGTGGAAATACAGACTTGCATATTACTAGCACGAATTTTGATGAACCAAACGGGCTATGGATTATTAATAATTCATTCTATACCGTATCATATCACGGTTACTCAGATAGCGTGAAGAACACAAAGTGTGGAGGCATGGATTTAGAGTTAAAGCACATGGTTTATGAAAACCTTTTAGCTGCTGGCTTTAGTGCCGAAATTGAACCTGACGACTCACCTATTACTGGACAAGACCCTGACAATCTAGTTAACGCTAATAAACGTGGGCTAGGTGTTCAGTTAGAACTTAGTACAGCACAGAGAAATGCTTTCTTTACAACTAACACCCGTTTAGGTAGAAGAACAAGTGTTAACGCAGAATTTAACAACTATGTAAAAGCTGTTACCGATGCTGTTAATGCATATGTAAAATAACTTAACTTAATTTAGCTTAAAGCAAACAAACTTACTATTGGAGGAATTAATATTATGGCAAACGTACAACGTGGAGAAGCAGTTATTACATTAGATAAAGAACGTGTGATTAAATTCGATCTTAACGCACTTATTGAAGTTGAGGACAAACTAGGATTTTCACTTGCTGAATTAGGGGATAAAATCTCTATTCGTGCAATGCGTACTTTACTTACTGCTGGATTACGTCACGAAGACACTGAGTTAACAGAGGAACAAGTTGGTTCATTAATCACTATGGACAATATGAAGGAAGTTCAAGAAGCACTAGGCGTAGCAATGGGTGACGTAAAAAACTAAATTGGAAGGAGATTAAACAGTTCGGTTATGGGCTATTAAACCTGAAACCTCATGAACTGTTTAGTTTGACCCTTCCAGAGTATCACGACATGCTTAACGCTAAACTGTATTTTAAATCACTTGATAGCGATTTAGAAATGCAGCGTACAGCTTGGCAAACTTCTCTACTTATGACCGCCTCAGGAAATTACGGTAAACGGGGCGTAGACATGAAGAAGCTGTACAAGCCTAATTATGACGAAATGGGTAATCCAATTATTCATAATGATGATAGTACTTTCACATCAATAGATAAAGAAGAAAAAGATAATAAGCTGAATGAGTTGATTAAAAAATTTAATAAAGAGTAAGAAAGGGGTAGCTAAAGGTGAATAACATTTATCTTTGGCTATCCTTTTTTCTCGTAAAAGGAAGGTGAAGAAATGGCAAAGTTAGCTGATATTTTAGTGTCGTTAACACTTGATACTAGAAAGTTTAACAGTGAGTTAAAGAAAGTATCAAAGACTATCGATGGATTACGTAACACTATTGGTACTAATACTGCTGCTATGCAAGCTACTATGCAAGGTGCCACGGATTCTATGTCTGCTGGAATGTCAAACATGAGAACAACAGCAAACGATTTAAGCAGCACAATCCAAAATAGCACGTCTAGGATGAACAGAAGTATGAATAGTTTTTCTCAATCTTCTCAGTCAATGTCTAGACAATTTGGTACTGACATGCAAAGTCAATACACAATCTTAAGACAAGCTGTTGCAGAATACGATAACTTTTCAATGGCAGGGCGAAGAGTTTCACAATCTATCAAAGAGGAATTTTCTGCTTTACCTTCTCACTTACAAAGATACGCACAATCTTTAAGAGAGGCTGGACAGTCTACTGCTGGATTCGCACAGTTAAATCAAATGTACAGTGCTAGAATCATTGCTAGTATGCAAGCACAGAATGACTTCTTGCAGCAAAAAGCAACACAAGCTAGTAAGCTTATGAGTTCTATTTCACAGAATACTAACCTAGCACCATTAACAAATGGTTTCTTACAGTTAGGTTCTCGTATGGAACAAACAGCACGTCAAGGTAGCGTACTTAACCTTGCCTTACAGCGTGTTGGTGAAGGTGCAAGCCTTAAACAAGTTAGAGACGAAATGACTTTAATTTCACAAGGTATTGCCCGTGCTAGGGGTGCGTTCTTAGGTTTCGGAATTTCTGCTGGTCTTGCTACTTGGGGAATGATTACCCTTGCTGCTACTGTAGATAAGCGTGTTAAACCAGCATTTGACAATATGAAATCTAGTTTAGTAAATGCTATGCAACCTTTCATTACAGCCTTTGCTACTGCAATGGTAGCCGTAATGAATTTTGTCTCTAAGATCGCTGACATGGTAGCTAAGTTCTCTGCTGCAAATCCATTAATCTTTAATATGATTATGGCTGTCGGAATGCTTACATTAGTGTTCGGTGCATTGTTAGCACCACTGGCTGTAACTGGTGTTTTGGCTGAGGGTGTAGCTGCTTCATTCGCTGCATTATGGGCTATGATTGCACCATTCGTTTTAGGGATGCTGGCTGTAGTTGGTGTGGCTGCTGCTGTAGCTATTGCCTTAGTTGGGCTGTGGGTTGCTATCCAACAACTTTGGACTAACTCAACTTCCTTTGCTGCTGCATTTACAAATTTATGGAATGGCATTAAAGCTGCTGTTTTAAATAACTTTGTAACCCCTGTTATGGCTGCATGGAATAGTTTGAAAACTGCATTCACTGGATTAGTTCAAGCTGTTACTGGTGGTTCAGGAACTATGTCTAGTCTGTGGACTACATTAGGTAATATGTTTGCTGTCGTGGTTGGTAACATTGCTGACGTGCTATTACCACTATTTAGAAATGCTATGACTATGCTAGGGACTGTAGTTTCTGCTGTAATTAACGGTATCGTTGTTGCGGTTCAATTCATGACACAAGCATGGAATAATCATAAGGCACAGATCATGCCTGTTCTTACTGCTATTTGGCAAACAGTACTTACAGCGTTTCAGGCTATTGCTAGTTTCATATCTTCCATCATGCCTCAGATTATTTCTGTAGCTTCTGCTGGATGGGACTTAATCAAGACTGCTGTAGATTTCTGTATGAAATATATTGCCCCTGTGGTAGTTGCAGCCTTTAAGGTTATATGGCAAATTATCCAATTTGTTATGCCGTTTATCCTTCAAATAATTGTCGGAACATGGAATAACATTAAGTCAGTAATCACTTCAAGTATAGCAATCATAAAGAATGTAATTCAATTATTTTCCAATATTTTGAAAGGAAATTTCAAGGGTGCTTGGGAAAATGTGAAAGCAATTTTCAAAAATGCACTTATCTTAATTTGGAATTTAGTTCAACTCTATATGCTTGGTAAACTACTTAAACCACTTGCTGCTTTTGGTAAGAGTGGGCTTTCACTGGTAAAATCTGCATGGACTGGTATTAAGGGTGCTATATCCTCAGTACTAAATTTCTTGAAGCAGTTCATAGCTAACGTGTGGCGTGCTATTACTTCAAGTCTGAAAGGAAGCTTTTCAGGTATCAAAAACCTTGCTACGACAACGTTTAACGGATTGAAAAATGCGGTAATGAAATCCTTTAATGCGGTAAAGAGTGGGGCTACAAAGGTATGGAATGCAGTAAAATCTGCCATCGAAAAACCAGTACAGAAAGCTAAATCTACTGTTCTGAAAATCGTTAAAGAGATCGTTGGGGCGTTTGCCAAAATGAAAATCTCTATTCCTAAGTTCAAACTTCCTTCTGTTGAAGTAGGTACTAAGGCTGCCTTTGGAGGAAAGGTTAAAGTTCCTACATTCAAGGTTAACTGGCACGCTAAGGGGGGTATCTTCAATGCTGCTACTTTACTAGGTAACGGTTCTCATGGAGTGGGAGAAAAAGGAAATGAAGCCGTAATGCCAATTCAGCATAAACGCTATATGGCACCTTTTGCTAATGCTGTTGCAGAGAACTTAAGTAAAGTTAAGGGAAGTCAAGGTAAGGCAAGTGGAGTTAACCAATATACGATTAACTTTAACGAACCTGTCGTGATTCGTGAAGAGGCTGACATTACTAAAATTGTCAAGGAAATGGAAAAGAAACAAAGAATTGCTGAACGTGCAAAAGGTACTTTCTCTTACGCTAAGTAAGGGCGAGTGCCTTTTCTTTTTATCACACTAAAGGAAAGGTGGAAATACAATGATTAATTTTGCTGGTGTTGATATGCCTAGCTATCTAAAAGTTAACAAAGTTAGCTATCCAATTTTACCTACACTAGATTCAAAGACTGAAAAGGTTTATGGACGTGCTGGTGAATATGATTTTGGGGTTGAGATTGGAACTAGAACGATTAAGTTTGAGGTTCAGCTAATTGCAGAAGATCAATATGACATTATGAATAAATCTACGGATTTAGCACAATGGCTTTTCTATGAGGACTTGCAGCCATTAATTATTATGGATGAACCTGACAAACAATATATGGCACGTATCGTTGGTGACTCTGAGATTGAAGAGTTGTTTCGTGTTGGTCATGCTACTTTAGAGTTTCTTATTCCTAGTCCATACAAAGAAGCTACTGCTGAAAAGTTAGTAACACAAACTATCTCTACTGTTGACCCTTTCAATGTTGAAAATGACGGTGGAATTGATACTTACCCTATTGTTGACTTAACAATGAAAGCAGCGTCCACTTCAATTTCCGTTATAACGGAAGACAAGTTTGTTATGTTAGGACAATCTAACAACGTAGAAAAGACTGCTGTAACTGTTAACCCATATGTTTTAACTGACCCTTTCACAGCTTATTCAGGCTGGACTTCTGCTAGTAACGTAGATGGAGGAAGTGTAGTTAATAGCTTTGCTTCAAATGGTTCTTACGTATCTCAATCAGGCGGTGACTATGGAGAAGGTACAAGCTGGCACGGTGCAAGTGCTATTAAATCATTATCACGTTCTATTAATGATTTTCAGGTAGATGCAATGATAGGTCTTGACTCTGACAAAATCGATCAAATAGGACGTGTTGAGGTTTATTTATTAGATTCCAATAATACCCAACTTGGAAAGATTGCACTTAAAGACATGGCAAGTGAAGGCGAATATCCAATGTTTGAGGCAAGGGCAGGTGCCTTAACTGGTGGTAAGTATATTGTTCAATCTTACGGAGATAAGAAAGGAACCTTTGCTAACTTTAACGGAGTTATCCGTATTTCCCGTAGAGGTAAAAAATGGAGTGCTTATATAGCTAAAGTAGATTCAAAAGGAAATCACACTTCACGCTTATATAAAGAATGGTTAGATAGTTCAGGTTTATTTACTGCTTCTCTATCTAAAATTCAAATTCATGTTGGTGCTTTTGGAACTAGAACACCTGTAAAGAGTGCATATTTAGCAGACTTAAAGGTACAAGAATTAACAGACGGTAGCGTAAATAATGATACGCAAACACCAATCATTTTTAACACTGGTGACATTGTAACAATTGATAATCAACGTGCAATTGTACTTAAGAATGGAGAACCTATTTTTACTGTTCTTGACCCCTCTTCTGATTTCTTTAGTTTGAAGAAAGGAACTAATGGTTTAATAGTTTCGCCTCCTATTGCTGATGTATCAATCAGATTCCGTGAAAGGTGGTTATAATAAATGATTTTCATTTTAGATAGTTTTCAAAACACTTTAGGGGTTGCTAGTAATGGCAGCCCTTTAGCTATGCCATATTTCAATGACTTACACACTGAGAGTTTAGAAGATGTAAGCACTTATGAGTTTTCCGTGCCCTCAGATCATGAGGACTCTAGCCTATTGGCTGTAGAAGGTCATGTAATTATTCGTGACTTAGACGGAAACAATATTCTATTTACTATTAAAGAAATCACAGACGGATATAGTGACAATAAACGTGTTAAGAATGTATTCGCTGAAAACACTGCTGTTACTGAGTTACTAAGTGACGTTCAACGCCCACTAACTTTAAACAGTACTACTCTTACAAATGCTGTAAATAGTGTCATTACAAATAGTTCTACTTGGACTGTTGGTACTATTGAGGATACTAACTTTAGTGTTGACTTTAAAGTTGAAGACTATAAGACAGTCTTAGAAGCATTACAAGATATTCGTACAGCGTTTAATGTTGAAATGTATTACACTGTTGATCTTATTGGAACTAATCTAGTAAACAAGAAAGTTCACTTTGTACAACAGCGTGGAAATGTAACCAATGTTCGCTTTGATTATTCTTATGATTTACAGGGTGTATCTCGTACTGAAAATAGTGAACAGATTGTTACAGCGATTATAGGTGTTGGTAAAGGTGACGATTCTAGTACACGAATTGATTTAACTAGTTTACCAGCTTTTGATGATGGAAATTATTATCACTTACAAGGCACTGACTGGATTGGTTCACGCTATGCCCTGAACATGTGGGGAATGAGTGGTGATAAACATCGTTTTGGAGTGCTGATTGATGATGATGCTGAAACACAGCCACAACTACAAGACAGTACTATCAAAGAATTAGAAACACGTTCACAGCCTGTAGTTACGTATTCTGCTAGTGTTACTACTTTAGAACGTATAACTGGCTATGAAGCTAAACGCCTTCGCTTAGGTGATACTATTGACGTTGAAGATAAATCATTCAAGGAACCTATAGCTATTGAGGGACGTGTAAAAGAATTAAAACGTTCTTATACTGACCCTTCACAAGATAGTGTCGATCTTGGAAACTTTGTTCCACTTGAATTAATTGTAGACCCTGCTATTAAAGCTTTACAGCAAACTATCTCTATGAATGCTGCTGCTTGGGGCAAGGGTGGAGAATTAATCATTAAACAAGACACGGAACCCGTGGGAACATTCACAGACGGTCAATTATGGTTAAACACTTCTAACAATGTTATGTATGCTTATCATACCGATACTCATAGTTGGGAAAAAGTTACAAGATCTGATTTTGATGAAATGGCTGGACAGATTGCAGAGAGTCAGTTACAAGACGGTGCGGTAACTAATAATAAAGTAGGTGACGGTGCAGTAACTGGTTCTAAGTTAGGTAATGGTGCTGTAAGTACTGTTAAAATCCGTGACGCTGCTATCACTTCTGCTAAGATAGGTACGGCTGAAATTAAGAATGCTAACATAGATTTACTTGCTGTAGGGACTGCTAACATTCAAGATGCTTCAATCACTCAGGCTAAGATTGGTAGTTTAGCTGTAGGAACAGCACAGATAATGGACGCTGCAATTAATAACGCTAAAATTGCCACGGCTGCAATTGGTTCAGCAAACATTATTGATGCTAGTATTTCAAATGCTAAAATCGCTAATGCTGCTGTAGATACTGCAAAGATCAAAGATGCTTCTATTACGAATGCTAAAATTGATCGTGCTAGTGTTAATAAATTAGTAGTTGTTACTGCTGACATTCAAGATGCTGCTATCACTAATGCAAAAATTGCTAACGCTTCTATCTCGTCTGCACAGATTCAAGACGCTGCAATTACAAATGCAAAGATCGGTAACGCCTCTATTGATAATGCCAAAATTCAAGATGCTAGTATTTCTACTGCTAAAATTCAAACAAGTGCTATCGACACTGGATTGATTAAAGACGGTGCAATTACTAACGCTAAAATTATGGATGCTGCTATCAATACGGCTAAAATTGCTGATGCAAGTATCGTAGACGCTAAGATTGCTAACTTATCAGCTAACAAGATTACAAGTGGTACGATTGATGCTAATAAAGTTAACGTAACTAACCTTAAAGCTGATTCTATTATTGCTGGTAGCTTAACTATTGATGGTGTCAATTACATCAAGAATGCAAAGCTTTTACTACCTACTGGTTCAGATTGGTATTTTGCAACGGGTGTTAGTGTTGATACTAGTACTAACTTTGATGGTACTAATAGTATTAAAAACATTCAAAGTGGCTTAAGTGCTGATACGTGGGCTAATGCTATTTACTATTACAAGAACACACCTACTACTGTTGGTCAAGCTTGGGTAGCGTCTGTTTACACTATGACAGACGATATTACCAGCTTCGATAACGGGGCTAAGATGAACATTGATTTCATGGATTCAGGCGGTTATAGAATTGCTGGATTTCCTAGTGTTCAAGTTGTTCCTAGTGCTAATGGTCAATGGCAACGATTCGTGCTAACAGGTACAGCACCAGCTAATACAGCTTATGTCCGTATTCAGGTCTACAATGTTCGTAACGGTAGATTATGGTTCGCTAAACCAATGTTACAAAAGGGTTCTATTGCTTCTGAATGGAAACCTAGCACAGACGAATTAATTTCAGACGGTGCTATTGATAACAGTAAATTAGCTGATAACGCTGTAGATTCAGGTAACTTACAAGACGGTTCTGTAACTAATGGTAAGGTAGCCAATGCTGCTATTGATACGGCTAAGATTCAAACGGCTGCTATCACTACTGCACTTGTAGCCGATGCTGCTATTACTAATGCTAAGATTCAAGATTTAGCCGTGAACACAGCTAAGATTATGGAT